GTACTTAATTGTCTCTGTAAACTTTGCGAATTCACTGCTTCTTCTTTTAAGGTATCCAAAGCCAGGTTCAAATTTGCGACAGCTGTTAGTGCTTCTGTTTCCGCAGCCAACGTACGAGCCTCAGCTGCCTCTTTCGTGGCCTCAGCTTTCCCCTTTGCGGCTTCAGCTTCCCCCTTTGCGGCTTCAGCTTCCCTCTTTGCGTCCATGGCTGTTGCTGCTAATGTTTCGGCAGCATAAGCACGAGCCTCGGCTTCCTGTTTTTCCTGTTTTGCGGTCTCAGCTGCCTGTTTTGCGGTCTCAGCTTCCTGTTTTGCGGTCTCAGCTGCCTGTTTTGCGGTCTCAGCTTCCTGTTTTGCGGCCTCAGCTGCCTGTTTTGCGGCCTCAGCAAGACTTGCCGCGGCCTCAGCACGACCTTTCGCGGCCTCAGCACGACCTTTCGCGGCTTCCGCGGATGACGCACGAATTTCCGCGGATGACGCACGATTTTCCGCGGATGACACACGAGCCTCAGCTGCCTGTTTTGCGGTCTCAGCTGCCTGTTTTGCGGCCTCAGCTGCCTGTTTTGCGGCCTCAGCTGCCTGTTTTGCGGCCTCAGCACGCCTTTTCGCGGCTTCCGCGGATGACGCACGCTTTTCCGCGGATGACACACGAGCCTCGGCTTCCTGTTTTGCGAACTCAGCACGACTTTCCGCGGCAAGAGATTCAAAGATAACAGTTCCATCCTGTCTGGCCTGTTCCGTCAATTCTTGAATCCTGGAGTTTAGCCTATCTATCGTGGCTTGTAGTCCTGAATTATTTGAGGTCGTTTCCGTAATATTCGTTATAGACCCGGGTCTACATGCTGCGTTTTCAGAGCTTCGATAGTCTTGTAGGTTACATTTGTCGCGTACTCTAGACACTAGTTCCGAAGTCGTTGGATCATTTTTTCGGTAACTATATTTGCTTTCGATGGTGTTTGATGATGTAACATATGCCCCTATGTTAGCCATACACGTTTTCGCCTGTGTACAAGAAAGTGTTGATGAGCAAAAGTATATAGTATCCCCGTCATTCACTAGTTTGATGTACGTTTTGTTCGATTGTAAGTCTGTACAGATTGGAAGTGTGAATGTGTTTCCCATTGTAATATACTTACATAAAAATCCACTTAAACTGAAGGTATATATCTCCAACCCACTTCGTGACAGATTCCCTTCCAAATCTTGTCCTGAACGATGAGTTTCTCTCTCGACTTTAGGAGTGGAAAATATATAAGTAGATAATCTAGCTCAATAAGTTGTAGCATTTTGTAAATAGTGTAACTATATGACAGGAAATTCCTTCTTTCTGGTACGACCAACTTGACAACTTTATCGAAAGGAGCCTGAATTTTGTCAAACATTTGTTTCAATTCATCTTCGACTTCTCTTGTCAGGGTGGGAGGCTTCTCTCCTTTCAGGTGATATAATATGAACGGAGATTGCTCATAGTATTTGTTGAGACGTAGCGTTTTCATCATAGTCCGAAGACGTTTGTGTGTTAAGGATGCAGCATCATGAGTTATACGTAGCTTTTTCATCTCAACTCTTATGGCATCAAAAACTTCTGCAGGTACTGTAGTTGACTGACGTGCCATGAAAGAATTTAACCATTCCTGAAAGTGATTAGAACGGCGGTAAGGACAAGAAGGTTGAGGTGCTTCAAAGTCATAGGGCAAATATCGTTTAGATGATGCTCCAATATATTGTACTGTTACACCGCAGACTTGACATATACGACAACCTTCCACCTCATTTAGAATAAATGTAGTCGTCTTTTCACATGATTTGCAATAGTTAGTCGGTATGTAATTTAGATTGTCTATATCGGTGTCGAAAGAATGCAGTTCATCATTTGTCATCCAGTCGCGAGCAAGACTTTTGAACATGATGCGTAGTGCCTTTGTTTTAGTTGAATCTTCTTCAAGTGACAAGATGAATGGAATAATGTCTCCCAGATATTCTGCTTGTTTGGACTCGTCCAGACGTTCCATTATGGCTTCGTGAATGCTTTCGCATGATTTTCTATTGTCTTTGTGGATTGTTTTTC